GGTGACGGCGATGGCAACCCCTAGTCAGCCGAGGACGAAAAAATATTGGGTTTCGTTTCGCTTTTTCGGAATGGCGGCGTTTCTCGGTCGTTTTGGCGTCGTTTTGCTTTTCCGAATGTCAAAGCGGGATAATACGCCGGATGTATCGTTCGGAAATTCAAAACGAGGAGGAAATCTCATGAATTCGAACACGACAGCCGCTTTGCATCCCGGATTGCCCGAAATTCCCGAGCGTTGCCGGAAACTTCCGGTCGTGCGCGGGTTTCCGGTTCCTTATTTCGTGCAATGGGTGAACGGCGAGCCGGAGTTCCGCGCCATGGACCACGCAAAGTTCGAGCGTTGCACATTTGAGGGGCTTTGTTGGGTTTGCGGCGAGCCGCTCGGGGTTCATAAAGCGTTCGTCATCGGCCCGATGTGCGCGATAAACCGGATATCGGCGGAACCCCCATCGCATCGCGAGTGCGCGGAATGGTCCGCGAGGGCTTGCCCGTTCCTGTCGATGCCGAAAGCGAAGCGGAGCGAACGCGACATGGCGGGCGGGATTCCATTCGACGAAAGAGTTAAAGGCGAATGCCATCTCGAACGGAACCCCGGCGTCGCGATGGTTTGGGTTACCCGGTCGTATGAACTCATACGAGCGCCGGGCGCGTCGGCCTCGGGTTATCTGCTCGCCGTGGGCGAGCCGGAAGAGGTTTTATTTTTTTCCGAGGGACGGCGGGCGACGGTCGAGGAAATCATGCATTCGATTGACACGGGACTCCCGGCGCTCGAAGCGGCGGCGGAAAAAGAGGCGACGGCGTGGGACCGGGCGGCGGCGCTCGTCGAGATTCGAAAAAAGTACGAAGAGACGAAATTGCTCGTCGCGAAGGTCGCGTGACGCCGCCGGGGTTCTGCTCGCGTTGCGGGGAGCCATGGTGCGACATTCATGATTGTTGCGCCCTCGAATGTCCCGGCGGTCCGCATCTAAGGCTCAAGTCCGCGTGTCTCGGAAAGGTTGTATCGCGTGAGCGAAGAGGGGTTCGACGACAAGTTTTCGATGGAGGAAAGCGCGGCCCTCTTGCGGGTCATCTTCCCGGCGTACCCGGTTTTACTTCCGACAAAGCCCGCGCCGGACCTCGCCGAGTTCTTGCGCGAGTTGCGGAGTCGGAATCCGGACCCGCCGCCTCGGGAGTTGCGAGCGGGTCCGCCGAGGGTAGAGGGTTGATGCTATGAATTGGCCGGAAGCGTTTGTCTTGGTTGCCGGGATGGTTTGCCTCGCGTGTTTGTTTCTCCACATCATCAAGAGGTTTTGAACAATGGCGAAATATGTTCGAGCCGAGGAAATGGCGACGATGCTCGAAGTCGATGTCCGGGCGGTCGAAATGCTCGTCGAGAACGGAATGCCCGAGGTCGCGAGCGGCAAGTTCGACCCGAACGAGGCCGTACCGTGGTATCTAGCCTACATGCGAACGAAGATATTCGGAAAAGCGAAATTGCTCGGCGTGATTCTCAGGTAATGGATGCCGAAAAAACAGTACGAGCCGGGGATGCCCGGCCCGGAAGTGACGAGCGAGGAACTCGAAAAGGAATTCGGCCTCGACTCGATGCGGCGAATACAGCAACTCGCCCGCGAGGGGATGCCGCAATTGAAGCGGAACTCGTTTGCTCTGCTCGACGCGTTTCGCTGGTACGTTCGCCATTTGCGGCAAGCCATCGTCCGCCGCGAGAACCCCGACTCAACCTCGCCGATGCAAGGGTTCCGCGAGCGGATGCTTCGGGCGCAAACCGAGCGCGAAGAGATGGACTTATTAAAAACTCGGGGACAATTGATTCCGCTCGCGGCGTACGAACAGCATATGACGGCGCTCGTCATCGCGGCCCGGACCCGGCTTTTGCAGCTACCCGGACGGCTCGCCGGGTTGATTGTGTCCCTCGACAACCCGACCGACCGGATTCAAGTCAAGCGGCTTATCGACGAGGAAATCCGGGCGACGCTCGACCAATTGGGAAACCCGAATGGGAATGATTCCCATATTCCCGGAAACGGCGGCGGCGATACAGGACGCGAACCTCCGCGTCCTTCGGCAATGGCCCGCGCCGCCTCGCAGACTGATATCGGAGTGGGCGAGGGAAAACCGAATAATCCCGGTCGGGGCGAGCAATCGGCCCGGTAAATGGGTTTCCGAAGCGTACCAAGATGAAATCATGGACGCCATGCTCGACCCCGAGGTTCGCGAGGTCGTCTGCAAAAAATCGACGCAAATCGGATGGTCCGACGGAATCTTAAATAACATTGTCGGGTATCACATCGCGCACGACCCCAAGCCGATGATGCTCGTCCAACCTTCGGAGATGACGGCGAAGGATTACTCGAAACTGAAAATCGCGCCCATGATTGCGGCGTGCCCGGCGCTCACGAACCGCGTTCGGGAAAACGTATCGAGGCGCGGCGGGAACACGATTCAATTAAAGGAATTCGACGGCGGGTTCCTCAAGGTCAACGGCACGACGCCGAAGCAACTCCGCTCGCACGCGGTCGCCATGGTTCTATTCGATGAGGTTGATGCTTATGAACTCGATGTCGATGGCGAGGGCGACCCCATCGAAATCGGAACGCGCCGGACCGACACTTGGGACGAGGCGAAGATTTTGAAAGGTTCGACCCCGGCGAAGCCGAAGGGACTCTCGCAGATTGACGCGGCTTACCAGCGAAGCGACCAACGCGAATTCTATGTCCCGTGTCCGTACTGCCGCTTTATGCAACCGCTTATTTGGCGGGACCCGGACACGAAGGAGTTTCGGCTCGTGTGGGACAAAGACGCCGACGGCGCTCCGATTCCCGAGTCGGTCGTTTACCAGTGCGTCGCGTGTCGCAAAGGAATCCCCGAACGCTTCAAGCATCAAATGCTCGCCCGTGGGCGATGGGTCCCCAAGTTCCCCGAGCGGCGCACGATTCGCGGGTATTACATCAACGCCCTCTATTCCCCGTGGAAAGACCTTTGGCCCGACCTCGCGAAAGAATGGTTCGACGCGACGACGCGCAACGACTCGGAAAAACTGAAAGCGTTTATAAACCTCCGGCTCGGCGAGACGTGGGAAGAGGCGGGCGAGGCGGTCGAGGCCTCGGCGCTCGCGGCGCGAAAGGAACCCATCGTCGAGCCGCTCGCGAAAGATATCGCCGTACTCGTGGGCGCAATCGACGTGCAACCGAACCGCCTCGAATGTCAGATTATGGGGTTCGGCGCGGGCGAGGAAGCTTGGATTGTGAAGCATGAAATTTTTTGGGGCGACCCCGGCGTCGCGGTCGTGGGCGAGGACGTTTGGAGCGAGGCCGATTCGTTCATGCTCCGGGAATGGTCGCACGAGTCGGGGTCGAAAATGCGGCCCGCGATTGTGTTCGTCGATTCCGGCAACCAATCCGATGCGGTTTACGATTTCGTCGAGCCGCGCCAAACGTCAGCCCGGCGCGTGTATGCAATCAAGGGCGTTGATTACATCGCGAAGCCGGGCCTCGTCGCCGAGGGCATGACGAAAAAGGCGCACATCCGGCTTTTCACCATCGCGACCTATGCCGCAAAGGACCGCGTGTTCTCCCGGCTCAAAATCGCAAAGCCCGGTCCGGGATACGTTCACATTCCCGGCGGCGAGACGGGTATCACCGATGAATACCTACAGCAACTCGCCGGGGAAAAGAAAATCACCGTACGCGACCGCCGCACGCGCCGGGCAAAGCAAATTTACGTCAAGACGCACAACCGGAACGAGGCCCTCGACCTCACGGTTTACTGTTTTGCGGCCCTCTTCACGCTTCAAACCCTCTTGGAGCCGGGCTTATACCGGGACCTCGCATTTTTCGCCCGGCGCATGAACGAAACGGGCCAAAACCCGGCATCTTGGGCGCAACCTCGCGTCCGTCGGTACAGAAGTCGCGGCTTGCAGTAAGGAAAACCCGCCTTCGAATCCATCTATGCAATCGCGATGCACTAGGGCTAGTGTTCGGACTTATGGGAACGCCGCCCGTTGCGCCGAGCCGTTTGGAAATTGTGAATGCTCGGCTTATCGCGTACCTTGCGGCGGAAACGGCGGTCCTCGCGGGCCAATCCTACAGCATCGGCGGGCGCTCTCTCGTCCGCGCCAACATTCACGAAATCCGCGACCAAATCAGGATGCTACTCAATGAGCGCGACCAATTATCAGCCCCGAGCGCCGGAGCCATCCGCATTCGGGGGGCCGTCCCTCTGTGAGCGAGAACCCAAATTTTCGGGAAGTCGCCCGCGTGACGCCGCACTCGATGCTCGAAGCGATTCGCGAGGACGTGAAGCCGACGGCAATCGACCGCCTCGTCTCGTGGCTTTCCCCGGAGCACGGGGCGCGGCGTTTGAAGGCCCGCGTCATGCTCGCCATGGGCGGTTGGACGGGCGGCGGCTTCCTCGGCGGGGGAATGGCCCGAAGCGGATATAACAATTATCCCGGCGGGTATCAAAGCGCCCGGCAGAACCGCCGCCAAACCTACAATTGGACGCTCCGCAACAATTCCGCAAACGCGGATACGATTTTCGACCTTCCCACGCTCCGCGACCGCTCGCGGGACCTCGTTCGGAATAACCCTATCGCGGGCGGCGCGGTCGGAACGGTTTGTATGAACGTGGTCGGGCCGGGCTTGCAATTACAAAGCATGGTCGAGCCGGACGTTTTGGAAATGGACGAGGACAAGGCGACGGCATGGCAAACCAAGGTCGAGGCCGAATTCCGCCTTTGGTCCGAGTCGCAAGAATGCGACATCACGCGCACGCAGAATTTTTACGGCCTTCAAGCCCTCGCCTTCCGCGCCGCGCTCGAATCGGGCGACGTGCTCGCGCTTTTGCCCATGGCTTCGAAAACCTCGCAATCGGCGACCCGCGTCCCTTACGCCCTTCGCGTGCAACTCATCGAGGCGGACCGACTCGTCAATCCGTATTTCCGAATGAATACGGAACTGTTCGCGGGCGGCGTCGAGATGGACCCGAACGGCGCTCCCCTTGCCTATCACATCTTGCGGAAGCATCCCGGCGCGGTTGACCGCATGCAAATGCTGATTTGGGACCGATACGAGGCCTTTGGGACCAAGACGCGGCGGCGGAACGTTCTTCACCTGTTCGACAAAACGCGGCCCGGTCAAACTCGCGGCGTTCCTTACCTCGCGCCCGTAATCGAGACGTTGAAGCAACTCGACCGATATAACGAGGCCGAAGTAATGGCGGCGGTCGTCGCCGCGATGTTTACGGTATTCGTCGAGACGGAACGCTCCGAGGGCTTCGCGAGCGCAACCGGAATTCCGAGCACGCCGGGCGAGCAAGGTTCAATCATGGACGGCGAGGAAGTGCGGTTGAACTCCGGCGCGGTCGTCGAGTTGAACCCCGGCGAGAAAATTACGACCGCGAACCCCGGTCGCCCGAACCAAGCTTTCGGCCCGTTCATCGAGGCGATGGCGCGACAAATCGGGATGGCGCTCGGGATTCCCTTTGAAGTCCTCATGAAGCATTTCACGGCCTCGTACTCGGCGAGCCGGGCGGCGTTGCTCGATGCATGGCGCTTTTTCCGGATGCGGCGGGCATGGCTCGCCGAGATGTTCTGCCAACCCATTTACGAGGCTTGGATGGACGAGGCGGTCGCGATTGGGCGGATTGAAGCGCCCGGATATTTCGACGACCCGGCGTTGCGGCAAGCGTACCTCGCGGCGAATTGGCTCGGCGACGCGCCCGTCCAAATCGACCCGGTAAAAGAGGCGCTCGCAGCGGAAAAGCGGCTCGGGTTGAATCTCTCGACGCTCGCCAAGGAAACGGCGGAATTAAACGGCGGGGTTTGGACCGACAACGTTCGGCAAATCGCCAAGGAACGTAAGACGCTCGCCGCGAACGGCATCATCGACACGACGACCCAAGTCGGCGCACCTACGCAACGCGAGACGGTTCAAGTCCAGACGACGACGCTCCCCGAGTCCGAAGGAACTCCGAACCCGCCGACGCCCGCGACCGCCGCGCCGAATGGAGCGCCGCCGCCAAAGTCCCCGGCTCCCGGCAAGAAACCCGCGAAGCCCCCGAAGCCCGCGCCCGCCGCGCCGTCCCAACCTCCGGCGAAAACGGCGGTCGCCGGGTTGAACTGCTCGAAGTGCGGGGCGGCGGTCCGGCTCACGGCGACCGGGTTCGAGTGTTCGTCGTGCGATATGAAATTTCGGGCGGACGGCACGCTCGACGATTTGCAGAGTCCGGAGGTCGCGCCGCGTAAGAAAAAGAAAAAGGCCGGGTCCCCGACGGTCGTACCGGGCGAGGAAGAGGACGAGGACATCGAGAACGACAACGACGAAGAGGAAGAGGACGAGGAAGAAAATTCCGGCGACAACGAAAGGAAGTGAACGCTATGGCCCAAATTCTGCTCGTGTTCGCGTTCGTGTTCTTTTGTATCGGCACTTTTGCGTCGCGCAATTCGCCGCCGGGTCCGGGGAACCCCGCATGGTATGTGCGCTTTAACTTCGTAAGCGCGGGCCTCGCCGTGTGGGTTCTGAGCATTTTGCTTGCGGCTTACTTTCCGCATCATTCGTAAGGGGAAAGGGCAATGACCGTTCTCGACGTTCTCAATTCGCCTTGGGCAATTCTGCCCGATAAGTACGCGCAAATCCGCGACATCTACGTCCGGCATTTACAGGGCGAGCGCGTGGACTTGAAGGCGCTCGAAGCCGAACTCGGTCGCCCGCTCGAAAACAAGCGCCCGGAAAATTACGACATCGTGAACGGCGTCGCCGTAATTCCCGTCCTCGGGGTCGTCGCGCAACGCATGAACCTTTTTTCGGCAATCTCGGGCGGGACCTCGACCCAAGCCCTCGCGAAAGATTTCGCCGACGCCATGGCGCGGCCCGAGGTCAACTCGGTTTTGCTCGTCATCGACTCGCCCGGCGGCGAAGTGAACGGAACGCAGGAATTTACGAACGACGTTTTCGCGGCGCGGGGAGTGAAACCCATCGTCGCGCTTTGTGAAGGTGTGATGGCGAGCGCGGCTTACTGGATTGGGAGCGCGGCGGACGAGATTTACATTTCGAGCGAGACGGTTCAAGTCGGCTCGATTGGCGTCGTCGCGGCGCATACCGACACATCGCGGGCGGAACAGATGCGCGGCGTCAAAGTGACCGAGGTCGCCGCCGGGAAGTACAAACGAATTTTGAGCGGGCACGAACCTTTGACGGCGGAAGGCCGCGACATTTTACAAGCCGATGTCGATTACATCTATTCGGTGTTTGTGAACGATGTCGCCCGGAACCGCGCTCGAAGCGTGGACAAAGTGCTCGCAGAGATGGCGGAAGGCCGACTCTTTCTCGGTCGCCAAGCCATTTCCGCAGGATTGGCGGACGGCATCGCGACGACCCGAGAACTAATCGGGACCCTCGTCGAGCGCCGCCAAAGTAAGGCGTTATCAAATCGAAGCGCGGTCGCCGCGCCGAAAGGACTAACAGCAATGGAAATTCAAAACGCAACGCCCGGCGCGGTCGTATTGACGGCGGCGGATGTGGAAGCGGCAAAGCGCCTCGGCTTCGATACAGGATTCAAGGCGGGCGCGGAAGCCGAACGGCAACGCATTCAAGCGGTCGAGGGAGTCGTTCTCCCCGGTCACGAGGCCTTGGTCGCCGAACTGAAATTCGACGGCGTTACCAGCGGGCCGGAAGCCGCCGCCCGCATCATCGCGGCGGAACGGGCCAAACTCGGGCGCATGGCCGCGAACCTCCGGACCGACGCGCCGAACCCGGCTCCGCATGATGCGAGCGACCGTTCGAGCGTGGGCAACGGACGGGGCGCGGCGGCGGGCGACCCGGCGGACATCGAGGCCGCGTCGAAAAACGAATGGGCGACTAAGCCCGAGTTGCGGCGCGAGTTCACGAGCGAAGCGGCTTATCTCGCGTTCAAGAAAGCCGAGGCCTCGGGGCAAATCCGAATTCTCGCGAAACGGGCGTGATTTTTTCACCGGGCAAGGGGAGCCGCCCAACATTCGGGAAAACCGGGCGGCTCCCGATGGTTCGAGCAAGCAAAATCTGAGAATAGGAGACTAAAGCCATGCAAGACAACGCAATTCACGGCCCGGCGACGGACGACATCGTTCGTAGTCAAGAACTCGGCGACGTGACCGAGTACAGCGTCGAGGCGAACACAATCCTTTACCAAGGTTCCGCCGTGGTCATGGACGGAACGAGCACGGGGAACGCGAGCACGCCCGAAGCGGCGATTGCGGTCGCGGGCGCGGGCCTTTTCGTCGGGTTCGCGTTGCGGCGAACCGACAACCGCATCGGAGCGGTCGGGTTCGTGGGCGACTCGCCGGGGTCCGGCGCGGCGGGCGCGAAGCGGGTCCGAGTCCAAAATCGCGGCAAGATGGTTCTTTGGGTCCTCGGAACGGCGGTCACAATCGGGCAGGACGTTTACGCTACCGGGTCGAACGAGTTCACGGTCACGGCTCCGGCGAGCGGTCATGGTTATTTCATCGGGCGAATTTGCGAGTTCTCGTTGGTCACTCCGGCGACGGGCGGACTCACTCGCGTAACAGTCGAATATGACGCGGTTGGGTTCAAAGCTTGACGCGTTTCTGTAGTGTTCGGATTTTCAGATTGACCAAAATCTCGCGAAGGAGAAAAAAATTATGAACCCGGCGACACTCTCAGACCTTTCGAGCCGGAGCATTATCGGCGAGTTTTACGCCGCGCTCGAACAAGACCTCGGGGCCTCTTGGATGGAACCGATTACGAACGTTTTCCCGACCAATCAAGAATCCGAAACTTATCGTTGGCTCGGTCAAACCCCGCAAATGCGCGAATGGATTGGCGGGCGTCACGCGAAGGGCCTCGAAGTCGAGGGAATGACCATCAAGAACAAGCTTTACGAAGCAACCCTCGAAATCGGCATCGACGACATTCGCCGCGACAAGACGGGTCAAATCATGGCCCGCGTGCGCGAACTTGCAACCCGTGCGAACGCGCATTGGGCGAAACTGCTCGCCTCGCTTTTGCTCGCGGGGACGAACACGACTTGTTACGACGGGGCGTATTTTTTCGACACGAGTCACATTTCGGACTCGCCCGTCACGCAATCGAATCACTTGTCGGTCGCCCGTGCAACCTCGGGCATCACGACGGCGGGCGACATGGAAGGCGCAATTTTGAACGCCGTCGAACAAATGCTCGGCTTCGTCGATGACGTGGGCGAGCCATTCAACGAAAACGCGAGGCAATTTATGGTCCTTGTCGGGCCTCAATTGCTTTCGCCCGCCGCCGCCGCGCTCAAGAACCCCATCATCCTCGACCGGGGGACCTCGCGGACGAACGTAATCGTCAACATCGGCGGTTATGGGTTCGACCTCGCGGTGAGCGCCCGACTCTTGACGCTCGGCAATTCGTTTTATGTGTTCCGGACCGACGCGCCGACCCGCGCCCTCATCCGCCAAGAGGAAGTCCCGATTACCGTCGATGCAATCGCCGAGGGTTCGGAACTCGAATTCCGCGAACGCAAGCATCAATACGGCGTGACGACGATTCGAAACGTGGGTTTCGGATATTGGCAACGCGCCGTCCAAGTTGACATCACGGGTTGATGCCAAATCCAGCAACGGCAAGCCCTCGCGACGGTCGCTCGCGCCGCGATGCTCCCCTGTACGGGCGCGAGGGCACGGCAAAAAAGCGGAGACATTGAATTATGCGAATGACCGTCGTCGCTCCATATTTGGAACTCGGCAAAGGGACCCAATTGTCCGGCTTGTCCGCTGAGCAAATCTCTCGCCGCCGTCTTTGCTTGAACGAAATCGGAAAAGGCGAATACGAACTTACGCATCCGACGCACTTCAAGCAAGGCGAAACTTTCGAGATGAAGGAAGTCCCGAAGAACCTCCGGGAGTTCGTCTCGACCGAGGGCGAGCACAAAGCGCCCGTCGGGAAAACGCTCCCTGTCGATTTGGATTCGATGAACCGGGCCGAACTCGTCGAACTCGCCGAGGGGCAAAACATAAAGGTTGCGGCGAACGCGACCAAGCACGAAATCATCGCCGACCTCAAGAAAGCCGAACGAAAGGCGGATAAGGCGAGCCGCGCCGCATGACGTTTTTCGGCGAATCCGACCTCGATACCATGTTCGCGGATTCGCCCAACCTAATCACGGCGACGCCGCCGGGCGAGGGCGCGTCGCCGCTTTCCGGGCCGTGCCTGTTCTATGAGTCGGACGAGTTGAAGCTAGAGGCGCACGACTTCGGCGGGCAAATCATGCACTTGTGCCGGGCTTACGTGAAAACCTCGGTGTTCGGATTTTTGGTTGGCGATAGGCCTTGCACGGTAGACGGGCGCTCGTTCGTCGTTTGGAAGCGGTTACAAGAGGGCGACGGCGCGGTGACTCAATTCCTTTTACGCGAGGTTTGATTATGGAAGCGTTCAACCGGCAGCAACGAAGCGAGCGGGCGGCGGAACAGCGGACCGCCAAAAACGACGGGATGAAGGACCTCGAAAACGCGTATAAAAAGCGCGGCTCCGGGCAACGCCCGCCGATGAAAGACGGCAAGGACGCGGGCGAGGGGAAGCGCGGGCGCTAGATGCCAACGACCCCAACCGTCGGCGAGGCGATTTCCGAGTTCGTCGCCGCGACGCTCACGACCGCATTGACCGGGGTCAAGGTCGAGCGGTTCCGGCTTCGGCCTTACGAGGCGAACGAACTCCCGGCGGTCGCCATCACGCCGAACCGGGAAGAGGTCGAATATGGGCCGGGCCGGAAAGATGTCGCGCCGGGCGCGAAACGGATGTTCTTTTTCTCGGTCCGTATCAGCGTTCCGAGCGACCCGGCGGACGAGGGACTCGACGCGCTCCGGGCGCTCGTCATCGCGGCGCTAATGAAGGACCGCTCCGTCGGAGGTTTGGCGCTCGGCATCGGCGAAACAAATTCCGAATGGGAAGCCGAGGCCGGGAGCGACTTTACCTTCGGCGTTCTGATAATCGGGTTCGAGGTTCATTACCAAACGCGAGCCGATGACGCCCGCGCACAAATTTAAGCGAGGGAAACGAAAATGAGCATCGCACCAAGTCCGAATCCCAAGAACCTGTACATCGGCGCGGGGGAAGTATGGCTCGACCGCTTCGATGCGACGCAAACCCCGACCGGGCAATTCCGCCACCTGGGGAACGCGGATTCCCTCGAAATCAATACGCAATCGAAAGTCCTCGAAAAAAAATCCTCGATGGACGGCAACCGGGCGACATACGCGCAAGTCGTGACCGGGACGGATGCGGAAATTACTCTAAAGCTTTCGGAACTAACCGTCGAGAACCTCGCGCTCGCCGTGCTCGGCGACAAAGCGGCGACGACGCAAGCCGCAATTTCGACCATCACGGCGAGCGCCATCGCGGGCGGCGCGGATATTGCGCTCGATATTTGGTTCGACCTCGGAGCCATCAACCCCACGGTTACCGACGTAAAACAGGCATCGACGACGCTCGTCGCCGGGGTCGATTACATCGTTGACCAATTGGCCGGGTTGATAAAGTTCCCCTCATCCGGCGGGGCGGACATCACGAAACCCGCCGCATGGGACGGGAGCGTCCCGGCAATAACGAATATGTCCACAATCTACGGCCTTCAAACCCCGATGGTTTTCGGGCACATTCTTTACCGGAGTGCGCCGAACCAAGTGTCGGGCATCAAAACCCGGATTGATTGTTGGAATGCGAATTTGCAACCGAGCGGGAACCTGCAACTAATCGCCGAGACGTGGGGCGAGGTCACGCTCAAGGGAAAATTGCAACTCGACTTGACGAAACCGTTCGGGCAGCAATATTTCCGCATCCTCGGGCCTTTGCCCGATGGCGTGGGCGTCCCGGAAGAGTAACTCGGGTCATTCGGAAAATTTGGAGCGCGGCGCGGCGCGTCTTTGTGGGGAAGGCGAACCGCGCCGTTTTTCATGGGGGGAACGATGTCATCGGCGACCATTCAACTCGGGGGAAGGAAATTCCGGACGATTGTCGAATCGACGGTCGAACACGACATCGAGGTCCGCGCCCTCATGCACGAGGCGGGCTTCGATTTGCTCACGAAGCGCGAGGGCGAAGCCGCCGACGATTTCGTCGTGCGGATGCTCGGGCAAATGGCGGGGAGCCGCAAGGACGCCGACTTCGCCGGGGTTCTGCTCGTTCCGTCCGACCTCGACGATACCGAATGGACGCCGGAAGTCGGCGAACAAACGACGACCTTCATCAAGAAACTAACCGCGCAAGCCGACAAGATGACCCTTCGGAATTTGGGAATCGAGTTGCTCGGCGGTTTTATAAACGCCGGATTGCTCTATTCCGCCTCTTCCCCAAAATCTTTGAACGAGGGAAGCGCAATCCGGCAGACCGCGCCCGAGCAAACGGCCTCGGACCGTGGGCGGATTTGGTCCGGCGGCTTTCTAAGAACGACCCGAGCCGCTTTGGGGCGGTCCTTCGCGTATCTCTTCGCGAGGCCCTCGCGTGTTACGAAGCCGAGTTGAAGGACGAGGCCCGGCATTCGTACGAACTGCAACTCGTGACGTGGGCGATTATGGCGCAAGCCGGAGCGAAGCAACCGCCGCCCGAATTGCCCGACATCTTGGAAGAGTGAAAAAGCCATGGCAACGAAGGACGTTCGTGTAAGGTTGAGCGCCGAAGGGCAAGCCGAGGTCCTCGCCGCGTTCCGCCGGGTACAGGAAGAAACCGACCGCGCCAACCGTTCGGCGAAGTCCGCCGCCCGCGAGGGTTTCAACGACTTGAAGGAAGCGGCGCATCGTCTCGCGGTCGAGTACCTCGCCCTCGAATCCGCGATGCGGGTTTTCGACGTGATGAAACGCGCCGTCGAAACCTCCATCGAGTACGCGACCGGAATCGAAAAGGCCTCGCAGAAAACCGGGTTCGCCGCCGAGACGCTCCAAGTTTACGGCCTCGCCGCGCAACAAATCGGCATCGACCAAGAGGTCGTCACAAAGGGCCTAATCAAATTTCAAAAGTCGATGTCGGACCTCGAACTCGGTTCGACCAAAACCGCGAACGCAATAAAAGAACTGTTCGGAAAATCCGACGCCTTGAAGGGCTTGCCGGATGAGGCGCGTTTGCAGAAAGTGACCGAGGCCCTCGCCCGCATGGAGCCGGGCGCAAAGCGGACCGGAATCGCGATACAGCTATTCGGAAAAGCGGGCGCGGAACTTCTGCCCGTCATCGACGAACTCGGGGCGCAAGGGTTTGACCGCCTAAAAGAAAAACTCGAAGCGTACGGCCTCGCGCTCGATGAGGAAGGCATCCGGCGCTCGAAGATTGCCGAGCAATCCTTCGCGGACCTCCAACTCGCCGCCAAGGGAATTCAAATGCAGTTCACGCAGGGGTTACTTCCCGCGCTCGGGGACGTAAGCGAGGGTATCGCGAACTCGATGGGTCCG